ATGACAGAAGTCAAAAATCAAGTATTTCAGGATATATCAAAGACTGGAAAAGATAGAAAATGGAAAGAACGAAAATTAAGGAATATTGAACTGGCAGGACAGTTGGATATTTTGGGGTATCGCTCATTTGAGCGAGTCTATCAATGTGCGGAAGTTTTAAAATTTGTCGAGCAATCGGACGGAACGAAAAAACTATATCAGTCTTATTTTTGTAAAAATAAGTTGTGTGCTCTGTGCAACTGGAGGCGTTCTATGAAGTATTCATATCAAGCAAGCAAAATCGTTGAAGAAGCTATGATTAGGCAGCCAAAAGGTCGATTTTTGTTTTTGACCTTGACCGTCAAAAATGTGACAGGTCAGGAACTCAATCAGTCTATGACGGATATTTTAAGAGGGTTCAATAGACTGATGAAGTACAAGAAGATTGATAAAAATTTGATTGGCTTCTTAAGAGCTACTGAAGTAACTTATTCCAAAGAATTGGATAGTTATCACCCTCATTTACACGTTTTGTTGATGGTCAAGCCAGGCTATTTCAGGTCGAAAGCTGACTATTTAAACCAGGAGGAGTGGACGGAACTTTGGCAGAAAGCTATGAAGCTAGACTATACGCCCCTGGTTGATATTCGAGCGGTAAAAGCTGATAAAGGCAAGGGTTTGAAAGGTGCTATTTTGGAGACTGCAAAATATCCTGTAAAACCGTTTGACGTGACTGATGAAAAAACGGATTTTACGGATCAGGAGAAACTGCAGATAGTAGATGATATGCTGACAGGATTGCACCGAAAAAGACAGATAGGCTTTGGAAAGCTATTCAAGGAAATCAAAAAAGACTTGGACTTTGACGACTTGGAGGATGGCAATCTTATTCAAACTGGAGACGATACAGAAAGCACTTCATCAGGTCGAGAAATCGTAGCTATTTGGAACTGGGAAAGAAAAAATTATTATTTAAAGTGATATAAAGTAATATAATGTGATATAATGAAATTACAAAATGTAATGCAATAGCGCACCAAAGCCCTAGAGGATGGCAGTCCTCCAGGGCTTTTTTTACGTTCTTTTCAGATTAACGGGTATCTTGGGCTAGCTTCGGTCTGTGTCCTTGCTATCTAACCACTTGCAGATGTAGTGTGCAGCTACTTCCGCCACAATAGCAAGTAAGACGTCAAAAATGTAATGCAATTAGCTCACCTCCTTTCACGAACCATAGGCACGCAATCGGTAACCGAGAGCGATACTAGTATATCAGAAAAATTAGAGAGTTTGAAGAGTTTAAAATTTTAGAAAACGTTTTATGTCGCGAAAGTTCATTGGACAGTAAGCAGGGACAGATTAAACTTGAAATCGTGTTGGTGGGGCATTAGACCGACCGACAGACGATTTTAAAAGTTTAGTCCCTGGTTTCTTACTGTCAATGAAACGTGAAATAAATATATAAAATCTTTCATCAATCCAAAAAAATTTGGATTTTTTTCTTTTTTTGGCTAAGTCTTGCGAATAGATATAGTGAAGAACAAAAAAGAAAAGAGGTAAACAATGAAAAATGATGTTCTTATTTTAGGCGCTCGTCCCTATGATTTTACTGACGAGAAAACAAACCGTCAGGTGTCTGGTGTTTCCGTTTGGGTCTTGCCCCTAGTGAATGATGATCCTGAAAACGTGGTAGGCTTATTGCCTGTAAAATACAGTTTGACACAAGCACAATTTGCCTTGCTTGCTCAAAAAACGCTACCAGCTAAGGCTGAAATGTTTATGACCGTCAATATTGCTTCTAAGAAAGTTGCTTTTGATCACTTTGAAAACATTGAAGCGGTTGACGTAGCAGCATAATGAAGCCTGAAGAGGAAGCGAAATTATCAAGTGCCTTGGAGTCTTATAACAAGAGTTTACTTGATAAGCTGAACGAACAAACAAAATCGACTACTAAAGTCTATGACGAATTAAAGAAATTTAATGAGCGCATCGATAAAGAAAAAAAGGAGCAAGAAGAACTAAAGCAAAAGAAACAAGAAGAAGAGCAGACAGACAAGAAAGGAACTGAAGCTATTTTGGAAGAATTGCAAAACTTATCAAAAGTTACAGCTGAAAACGGAAAGCAGACTGAAACAGATGAGAAAATAGCTCAACTCGTTACCAAAATCGAGAAAGACTATGAAGTATACCAGTTTCAATCAAAAGTCATTATTTTCTTTGGAATTATTGTAATCCCTGGTATCGCCCTATTTTTATTTTTAAACCACCTCCTCAAACAATTTATCTTCTAAAAACTTGTCCGTGGGTCATGACGTTAAACTAGACTTAAATAAAAAAATATGGAGGACATACCATGATTACAACTGAACTTTTGGCACCTGTGAAGGATGCAGTTTTGCAGGCTGTTCCATCTGTTTTACCAGTTGGTGCAGCAATCTTGGGAGTAGGTTTAGCTGTTCGCTTTTCGGTTTCAACGCTCAAGAAATTCTTTTAATCAAAAGCACTCGGAAGGGTGCTTTTTTTGATAAGGAGGAAAATGAAAAAGATAATAAAAAAAATCATGACTTGTTTTTGTATCCTGATTTTAATTTTTACGACATCGAGACCTCGAGTAGTAAAAGCTGAAGCAATGACGATTGGGGGCGGTTTGACCTATTTGGCAGGTGCAGGGGCTGGTGTGGCTTCGTTGCCTATATTGATTATTGGTCTTGCTGCCGTCTTACTTCTCGGTCTTGTGGTCACGAATTGGGACGATATAGCAGCCTTTGGAAATGCGGTAGCTGATGAGTTGAGACTCGCAGGATATGCCTTGTCTAGCTTCGTAAATGGAACGTCTGTAAAAATTGATAATACGTTTAAAAGCGCTGTTTTGAAAGCATACGGCAAAACAGGAACAACCATGGCAAAATACTATCCAACAGCTGATTACTCAGGTGGTACGTTTGTCAAAACAGGTCTATTAAATACTAAGGATAGATTAGACGCTTCGGTATATCTTGAATACTTAGACCATGATTTTCCTTACTCGGATAATGTGGTTAATAATATTTATGGTGACTCAAATATATTTTTGAGTACCGCTCCTCCATCATCTTGGAAAAGTTTGAATAGCTCTTACACTGGAGTAAATCAGTATGTTTTAAGCTCTATTACAGTTATTACCTCATTTGAGCCGACAACGGCAAAAGTCGCCTATTTCGACTTGATAAATTTGGGAACACAAAAAGAGGTCAGAGATGCAAACGGCAATTTGACTAAATTGATCTTGACGATTACAGCGCAAGAGGTTGCTGATTTCGTTTCTGGAGGTGAACATGTCACAAAATTTGCGACGGCGTTGGCTACGGATAAACCTGTGACAATTACAGATGTGTCTATTCCTGAATTGGGTATAGGGAGCGTTAGAGAGGAGATAAGTACAGCGAATATGATGCAAAACGCTATGGAAGTTAAAACTGCAGAACAGTATATAAATGTTGCTTTCCCTCAAGCGTCTACTACTGTGACCTTTAACAGTCAAGCGAACGTTATAGGGGCAACCTTGCCACAAATTGGCACGTTATCAGATTACACGCTGACAGGAGCGCAGACGGACGAATTAGCGAGGGTTCGAGCAGGAACAGGAGCGCAGACGGCAACAGGGGCACAAACGGCGACAGGGACGCTTACAGGGGCAGGAACAGGCTGGCTTGATAAGATACTAGATTTTCTTAAAAAGCTATTAGACGCTATTTTGGGAATACCTGGTCTTATTTTGGACGGTCTCAAAGCCCTTTGGGACTGGCTCGCTAAAATCTTACAGGCAATTTTAGCCATTCCTGGGGGCATTATCGGAGTTTTAAGCAAGATATGGGAATTTCTTCAAAGTCTTGCTAAAGTCATTTCTAACGCTATAACAGGCGCTCTGACGTGGGCGTTTGGAATAGATGGAACATGGCTAAAAGGACGAGTTGGGGCTTTAGATGGTCTTTTCAGAAGAAAATTTCCAAATGTTCAACCTCTAAGATATGATTTTAGTGACAAGGACACAATCAGTGACATGAGTGTAAATATTTTGGGTTCAGACTATGTGATTTTGAATGGAGCAACAGCAACCAAATTAGCTGGCCCAATGAAGATGATTTTTAGGGCATTAGCTTATGTTTTGATGGCTTTATTCTTTGCTAGAAAATTCCATAAAGTAGCGGAGGACTAAGATGATACAAGGGATTTTAAGTATTTGTTTTGATATTTTAGAGTGGTTGATAGGCTTGTTTCCGTCTTTCGAATTTGTCAATAATTTTGTATCATCTCTAAACGCAGTTGCTCATATCTTATACGAAGCGTCACCCTTTGTGCCGATTCGAGATATTTTTATCTGTGTAGGGTTGATTTCGTCATTTTATGTTTGGCTTTTCGGTACGAAATGTGTGAACTGGATCATACATCGAATACCGTTTATTAACTAAAAAAATAAGAAAGGGTAGGCATGAGAAAACGGAAAGCCCGCATCTGCGGGCGCTCGTTTTCTCTGCATAGCATTGGTTATTGTTATGTTTAAAAAAGGTATTCGAGGGGAGCGGTTCGAGACGCTTTCGGAAAAGCCTGGTTATTTGAAAATATTTAGCTTTATTGGCGCTTTGTCATCTGATTTGTATTACCGTATCAGGAACGGCAAAGAATTTAGGGAGTACGGTCTGACCTTGTATTGTGGTCGTCAAGGTGGCGGAAAAACAATGGCTATGACTGAATATCTCGAACGTATGAGAAAGAAGTATCCTGAAGCTATTATTTGCACGAATTTCGGCTATGTTCATGAACATGTAAGTATGAACAGCTGGCAACAGCTTTTTGAGCTGAGAAACGGCTTAAAAGGGGTTATATTTGCCATCGATGAAATCCAGAACGAATATAACTCGAGCGCTTGGCAGAAATTTCCTGAAGGCTTGTTGGCAGAGATTACGCAGCAGCGTAAACAGCGCATAAAAATTGTAGGTACAAGTCAGGTATTTACTCGAGTGGTTAAGCAGCTAAGAGAGCAAACTTTTGAGGTTGTTGAATGCCGCACAATAGGCGGACGGTGGACTTTTACCAGGGCATTTGATGCTGAAGATTACAACGCAGTTTGTGAACGTCCTGAAGCAAAAATGAAACTACGTCGATTGTGGCGAAGAAGTTTCGTCCAATCGAAAGAACTTAGAGAAAAATATGACACTTATGCCAAAATTCAAAAGATGGCTGAAGCGGTAAATAAG